TTATGACTACTTTGGAGAAGATGAAAATCCTGAGAAGAATAGATTTGAAGAAAACACTCAGAAGTTTAGTTGGTCACTTATTGATGAAAAGTACAACGAATACACAAGTCTTATTTTAACACCAAAGTACGTAAAGATACTCATGAACGAAACAGGTCTATCTGACCAAGAAGTGAAAGAGTATATTTGTAATGTAATCTGTAAGGAAGACAATGACAAAGTCCGAGAAAGAAACAATAAAAAAGCAAAAGAAAGAAGAGAACGAAAGTAATAATTTTCTGACTAAGAAAAAGTTTACAGAGATGATTCTTGAATCTGTCAAGAACGATGGGCATGGTTATATCGATGCTATTGTTCATGTATGTGAAAAGAATAACATAGAATTAGAAGACGTAAAAAAATACATATCTCCAGCAATTAAAGACCAAGTCGAAGTTGAAGGTATGAATTTACATATGTTGCCTAAAGGAAATACACTGTTTTGATAAAAAGAGATTCAGTATTAGAAACATATGACATGATTGATTTGTTAGAGTTAACAAAAATATCTAATACAAGACAAGCAACAACACTTAAAGATACTGGAACAAAATATAGAAAAACTTTAAGATATGATGTTGACCATAGAATGTTTCCTGAACTATGTGAAAGAATTGAAAACATCGTTAATGATGGAACTAAAGTAAATCAATTTGATTTGCTACTTTATAATAAGGGTTACTTTTATAAAAAACATACAGATATTTTAAAAGACCCAAGACATAGAATATGGACCTCTATCACCATGATTGACAAGCAAGACTTGACTGGTGGTGAATTAGTAGTCTATTTAGACGATGATGAAGTCGTTATCGATTTAGATATCGGTGAAACTGTCGTTTTTAAATCAAGTTATATGCACGAAGCAAAAGAAGTTTTAAACGGAAGTCGCTTAGTGTTAGTAGCATGGTTAATTAGTGCTTGACTTTATTTGTGTAAACAAGTATAATGAGAGCAATTTTATATTATGAATAAGGTGGACAAAAACAATACAACGAATACAAGGAGAAACACATGTCATTCGCAAACTTAAAGACCAATAGAACAGATGTCTCAAAACTCGTTTCTGCGGTGCAAGAAGCATCGGGTGCCACAACTCAGAAGAAATCGTATGAAGACGAAAGATTCTGGAAACCAACTGTCGATGAATCAGGTAATGGTTATGCCATTATTAGATTCTTACCAGCAGGTGAAGGTCAAGAGTTACCATGGGTAAGATACTTTGACCACTTCTTCAAGGGACCTACAGGTCAATGGTATGTAGAGAAATCTCTTACATCTATTGGTCAAAAAGACCCATTGGGTGAATTGAATTCTAGATTATGGAATTCTGGTATAGATGCAGATAAAGAAACTGCAAGAAATCAAAAACGTAGACTACATCACGTAGTAAACATTCTTGTCGTCTCAGACCCTGCGAATCGTGCCAATGAAGGTAAAGTCTTTTTATATGACTTTGGTAAGAAAATCATGGACAAGATTATGGACGTGATGCAACCTCAGTTCCCTGGTGAAGAACCTGTGAATCCGTTTGACTTTTGGAATGGCGCAGACTTTGAACTTAAGATTACTAATGTTGCTGGTTACAGAAACTATGATAAATCTTCTTTCAAACCTTCCGCACCATTATACGATGCAGACGAAACTAAATTAGAAGCAACATACAATGCTATGTTTGATGTTGCTGAGTTCGTTGACCCTACCAACTATAAAACATATGATGAACTAAAACAGAGATTATCTGTAGTTCTGGGTGAAGCAGTTGGTGAAGGTATGACTCAAAAAAGTGAGGACTTAACTAAGACCGCAGAAGCAGTAGAACCATCTTCTATGGAAACACCTGTTGTATCTGCGAGTGCGCCAGCACCAGAAGTTAATGCTACTGAATCAGATGATGAAACTTTGAGTTATTTTGCTAAACTGGCAAATGACGAATCGTAAAACTTGTTGATATAAAAACAAGTTTTTAGGGCGATACTATTTACCTCTCAGTATCGCCCTTTTTTTATCCCCTACTTTGTTTTCTAGGATTTACTGCGGGTTCTGGTGGACCAGACATTGCTAGTGTATCACCACTTACAGATGAACTATTGTTTGTTGAATTATCTACTATCGTAGTGCTAGATGTATTTTGATTTGTTAATTCTTGATTTGTCGCAGTTGCATCACCTAGTCCTACACCTGAAACTGCGGGTGCTGGTGTGAATGCTTGTTGAACTAATTTAATTTTTTCTACGACTTCTGGTAATTTTATACTAGGGTCTAATATACCTTTTTCAATAGTAGTAGCAAAAGTATCTCCTTTTAATCTTACTTTACCACCATTTGCTAATGCATCAACAACAGGAACTGTTTGTGCTATGTCAGAAATATTACCAAAGAAATCTGTATTTACTTTAACTTGACCAATCGCACCTAGTTTAGTAATCGATTCTGTTAAACTATCAACTGCTTTTGCACCTTCTTCAATTTCTCCTTTTCTATCTGCAATAGACATAACTTGACCCATAGCAGATTCTTTACCAGAAAAGAAGTTTAGTATGCCACTAGCGGCCTCTGCCAAAGAACTTATGAGAGTACCACCAGAGAATTTAAGAAGACCTGCACTTATGCTACCCATAGCAGTACTAAAATCACTTGCTCGTTCTACTAAACCTTTCTTACCTTCTACTACATCTGTTATGCTTAATAAGTCAGTTACATTACCTTTTATCTTTTTACCAAAATCATCGCCTGTAAACAAATTTAAAATACTTCCTATACCAAATGCCGCTAACCCTGCCCCGATGCCTGTCATTGCTAAGAAGAATGTACCACCATCTTTTAACATTTCAGTATTACCACCTAAAGCATCGGCAATACTTAATAGTTCTATAACATTTGCTTTTATGCTTGTTGCAAAATTAGGATTTGCAAAATTTGTTAATGCATCTGACATGCCAGCGACTGCGGCACCTGCTCCAAATACTGCAAGTCCTAAACCTATACCAGTCATTGCTAGAAGAAATGTTCCAGAATCACCTAAGAATGCGCCTGCTCCACCTAAATCTTCACTAATGCTTAATAATACTTTTACGTTTTCTTTTATGCCTTTTGCCCATGTATTATCACCAACATAGTTATTAAGTGAGTCTGATAAACCTGCTACTGCCTGACCAGCACCAAAGACTGCCAAACCAATACCAATACCAGTCATTGCTAGTACAAATACACCAGCATCTTTGAAAAATTCTCCAGCGCCACCTTCGAAATCGTCTTGAATTGATAATAATGTATTTACATTTTTCTTTATCGAATCGGCGTCCAGTTCATTTAATTGTTTTAGAAAAAATCCACCACCACCAGCAAGAATACCTGCACCTGCCAATAATGCACCACCTCCAATACCACCACCTTTTAGTAAACCACCTAGTCCACCCATTAGACCGCCAGCGGCACCAGCGGCAGCGGCACCAACTCCAGATACGGCAGAACCTGCTCTAGAAAGTATACCAGCACGGTTTTTCTTTGTTTCGTCTATATCATCTTCTTTCTTTTTTGCGTCCGCTTTCTTTTGATTTGCATTTTGTTTATTTTGAAATTCTGCATCTTGCTTTTGACTGTCTGTAAACGCCTCAAGCAGACTATCTAGTTTTTGACTGGTAGCGGTCTGTTGTTCTAGAATTTTATTTTGACGAGTTGTGTCTCTACGATTATGCCCAACAAGTTTTGTCGTTAAAACTTCTATTGCTTCTCGTGCCGATTTTGTACGTAAATCGCCTGTATCGCCGTTATCTTCTGCCATTTATTTTCTCTTTTCTCTTTCTAGTCTCTCGTTTTCAGATTTTATCCAATCCATTAACATGGAAACATATATTTCCCTTTCCCATGGCATCATATTCTCTAATTCATGTAAAGAATAATGATGATGTTGCATTAACGAAAAATTAGTCTCATAGTAATTTATGAGAGTATCATGAGAAAGGTTTACTAAAAAAAATCAGTAAAACCTACTAATTCTCTTGAATTATTGTGTCCACAATTTTGACAAACAAATTCAACATTTTCTTTTAAAGTAGGAATGTTTTTAACATATTCTGCAAGATTGGAGAATTGTTCACCAGTCATGCCGTCAACAAACTCTTCTACTTCTTTCTTTGTTACATCTTTAGTAGAAACTCTTTCTTCTTCTGTTTTAATTACATCTATCGATGCAACAATAGTAGCAAGAATTTTTTCTGCTTGAGTTGCCTCTTTATCAATACTAATTAAACTATCCGCTGACGGATAAGATAATTCAATTGATACTTCAGGTGTTAATTGAATTTCATTATTAACACTTTCAGGAGTATCTAACTCAACTTCTGCTAAATTAATAGTAACTGCATTTAATGTTTCACATTTCTCACATTTGACATTAACTTTACTTGTTTCTCCTACAGATTTACTACGTATTTGAGTAAACATGTATTCAACATCAAATGTTGTTAATGTCTCACGTTTAATATTTTCGTCAATACAAACTAATATTGTATCGATAATAGCATTCATCGCCTGAGACGAATCATTACTTTCAAATGCCATTAACAAAACCTTCTCTTCTTTTACCAAGTAAGGTCTATATCTTACTGTTTGTTTCGAAGAAGGTATCACCATTTCATATTTTGGTGATGTATTCAATTTTGGCAAAACCATATATTTCTCCTATATTATATATTATAATCTAGATATTAAAGTACTTGTAAACCCGCCAAGCATTTTGTCTTTGAGTTTATCTTTCACTTTCTCACCAACAACGTCAATTGCTTTGTCAATGATTCTATCTTTTAAGTTGCCTTCAACTATCGTAAAGTTTTTGTACGATAACGTCACACTCACTTCTAGCAAACCATTTTGTTCGCCATTCATTTCAAAACTATTTATAACAGTAGGATATGCTTTATCTAAACGACAAGAATATGTTACACCTTCTGCCATATATCTCAAACCTGTATCTCCTAATAAACCTAAATCAAAAGTACCATTTGCTAAATCAAGTGGACCAATTGGTGGTATAACATCTTTTAATGCATCTGGTAATTTATTGTCAAATAACTTTTTAGGTTGTAAAAGTGGATTTTCTGCACCCTTTTTAAGTGCTTGAATAATTACTGGGTAGGTATAGTCGTTTATATATCCTACTTCTTGTTCTTCTTGGTTGACTGCTTTTGATTGCCAAGCATGAAAATAATCTATAATTCTCATGTCATTTAAACAATAAAAAGTTAAAGTTACATCGTCACTAGTATAACCATTTGCAACTTTCATAGTTGTCATACCCATAAATCTTTCTGTTGATAGTAGTTGTCTTCCTGGTATTTGAGTAGATTTACAGAGAATATCCATATCTTGTGTTTGAACACCAATAACTGGTGGTAAAAATACACGATAAAGATTGGCCATTGCAAGTCCGCCACCTTCGTTTACTCTACTTTTAAATGTGTCTATCATGCCTGTTGTCATATCATTTTCCTGCTATCTGCGTAGACTTTAGTGTTTGATGCTTTTTGGAATTGTGCGGTTGGCAGAAACGTAGCAATTTCCCATTCTGGTGCTTTGACTTCTGCGAACTTACTTTTTACATGTGCATTTAAATAATGTTTGATACAAGGTTCATAATATCTTAGTTTACTTGTACTTGCTAATAATCTTACTGTTAAGTCAAACTTTGCATCATCACTTTTTTTACTTGTAACATTGTTCATTAATGCATCAAGAAACATAGCACGAAGAGTTGGTGGTAAATAATGTAAATTTAATCCTAAAAATCCACCCTTTGCTGGTTTTACAACAATTACTAATGGAAAAGTATCATAGTAAGGTAGTGTTTCTTTATGTTTAGGGTCATAAAAAAACATTTGCATAGAACCAATAATTCTTCTACCACTGCTACTTATGGGTTCTTCTTTCATTAATTCTTCTCTACTAATACCTCGTATTGCTCTTGCTTTTTTCATAAACCATGCTCTACTCTCTTTAGTTCTTGGAGTAATCTGATTACGAAACGCCGCAAGTTCTAGTTTCTGAAAGATATTTGACATACTTCTATTTATACTTATTTCTTACGTCTTGTAAAAGGTTTTAAAGGTTTTGTAGATTTAGGTAGAATACCCATAGAATTAAGTGTCTTTTCTGTCCAAACTTGAAACTCATAACCATTATCTTTTGCATACTCGTCTGCCGCTTCCCATTTGTTCATGTTTTTTACATATGTCGTTGCTTCGGTAATGTAACGTCTAGTTCTTCTATTACCTGTAGGTGGTTTAGTTTCTTTATCTGGTTTTATTTCTACAAGTATAGTCTTACCTTCTTTAAATGTTATTTTCAAATCAAGATAATACTTATGATATCTTTTATCTATTTCGTAGTAATATGGAACAACTGTCTCTTCTGAACTCCATGATTGTACCTTTGGATTTTCGTCACACCAACGAAAACAATGCCTTTCCCACAAAGACCTATAGATGACACTTTCGTAGTCGCCTTTATATTTTTTTGTGTTTTTTACTCGATATCTTCCTTTGTATGTCTTCATTCGTGTATAAATAGAACTATAATAAACTATTTATCAAGGTAACAGATGGCAGATTTCGGTAAAACATTAGTAAATTTTGGAAAAGACGTTCTTTTCGATTCACTTCCAGAAGCAGTACCAGTTCTAAAAGGCAGAAAAGATTTAGAATATCCACTCAATAACCCAGACGATTACAAAGGTAGACTCATGTTTAGTATCTTCGAAGAAGAACCCTTAGATATGGCCGCACTTGTAGGTTTATCTGGCATATTTGCTAAAGATTCAGACACAACTGAAATTACAAAAGATGGAACAGAAAACACAGAAGAGTTTAAAGGCGAAGGTGTGGCATATCAGACTAAAGAAGGTTCAAGTTCTAAATTATCACAAATAGATAAAACAGTAAAACTTTTTACACCTGTTGCATTACAATTTAGAGATAACGTTGCATATGATAATGCAGATTTAGGTTTTGGTGGTGGTATAGGTGAGGCCGCAGGTAAAAGTGGTAAAAATATTTTAAGTTCACTTGTTGGTGGTATAGGGTCAACATTAACTGCTGGTTTACAAGGTTCTGCAGGTGGTGATTTAGGTAAACTTGCAATGACACAAGTAAGTGTAGCAAAAGTGGCAGGTGAAGGTGCCAATCTAGCAGTAAAACAGGCCGCTGGTGTAACAATGAATCCAAACACTCGTGCATTGTTTAAGTCAGTAGCACTTCGAGAGTTCGCATTTACATTTAAATTTATTGCAACATCTGAACGAGAAGCAGAAGAAATAGATGAAATCATTAAGTTTTTTAGAACTGAATTATATCCAGAAGATATTCTTGTTGATATTGGTGGCGTTGATGCATCTATTGGTTATCGTTTTCCAAATAAATTTAATATAGCAGTAATATACGACGGTAAAGAAATAGCAACAAAGATTCAACCTTGCTTTCTTCGTGATATTAGTATTACATATAATCCAACAAATTCTGCAATGCATAGTGGTGGTAAATTTACTGAAATAGATATGAGTTTAGCATTTACTGAAACATCGACATTAAGTAGAAAAAAAGTTGAAGAAGAAGGTTATTAAGCATGACAACAAAATATTTCAAAAACTTTGAATCATTAGCATATAGATTTGGAAATTTAGAAGACCCAGTATTGTTTAATAATCTAACTCAATATGTAGATTTAATTGATGAAATAAAAACAAACGTAGCATTTCTAAATAAATACACAATACTTTCTGGTGATAGACCAGATTCTTTATCACATAAGTTATATGGCACTACAGATTACTATTGGACATTTTATTTAATGAATGACCACTTAAGACTTAGTGGTTGGCCAGTTGACACAGGCGATTTATTAGCAACCGCGGCATCAAAGTATCCAAACAGATTTATCACGTTTAATAATAGAACTACAATTGGTGGTGCGAATGAAGATATTGCAGTAACATTTCCTGTTGGACAATCTGTTACTGGTGCATCATCGACTACTGTTGGAACAATTGTAAAAAGAAATTTAGATTTAGGACAATTGTTTATAAAGATTACAAGTGGGACTAAGTTTACTGTTGGTGAACAGTTACAGTTCACTAATACAGATGGTGATATAATTTCTCTTATAGTAGCAAGTGAAGGTGAACAATACAATGCGGTACACCATTATAAAAATACAGATGGCAAACAAGTTGATATCGACCCTTATCCAGAATCCGGAACAGTAAATACATCTGGTTTAATACCAGTTACTTATCGTGACAGACTTGAAAGTAGAAACGATGAACTAAAAACAATTATTGTCATTAGACCAGACAGTATAGACAAAGTAGTAGCAGATTTTAATAAAGCATTGAAGTCATAGTATGGCAAACCCAAAAAGTCAACAGTTTAAGTTAACTAAAGCACATATCACAGCAGATAGATTTGGTGGTTTTGATACTAAATTTTTTGACGTTAAGAATCAAGTCGCAGAGATAAACATTTACGAAAGTATTGAAGAACCATCTTTGTCTGGCACAATCGCAATTTTAGACGATAAATCTTTATATGAACTAATTAATTTTAATGGTACAGAACGTATCAGATTAGAAATGGCAGGATTAGGCAAAGAGACTGACCCAGTTTTTGAAAAAACTTTTATCATGACAAACATAATTAGACAAATAAAAGGTAATGACAAGTCTAGTATGTATGTTTTTGACCTTATTGATGAACATGGTTTTATTTCACAGGCAGAAAGACTTCGTAGTGCTTATCGTGGACGTATTGATGATATTGTAAAAGGAATTTGTTTAACACAATTAAAAAAAAGTGTTGATATCTCATACCAATTTCTTAGTAGAAGAGACCGAGTCGATGCAATTCAAGATGATATACGTGTAATTATACCTAATCTTTCACCTATAAATGCAATTAAATGGTTATTATCAAGAGCAACAACACAGACAGGTTCTCCTTTCTTTTTATGGGCATCAATACATGATGAAAATTTACGAATGGGTAATTTAGATGTTATGTATCGTCAAACACCATTCAACGATAAATTACCTTATACTTATAATCCATCAAATGTAAATGTCGCAGAAGATAAAAGTGAGTTTGAACAAGGATTTACTGTTAAGTCATTAGGATTAGGTGAAATGGGAGATACTCTTCACATGGTGGCAAATGGCACTATTGGTTCATCGCAAAGTATAACTAATTTAAATACTGGTCAAATAATGCGACAGCATTATAATGTACAACAAACAATTAATAATCTAGCATTTCAAAATACAATTGCACTAAGAAGACAAAATGTGTTTGATAATAAATTTAAACTAAAAAATAAATTTATTAATGAATATGAAGGACAAAATATTCATCAAGTAGTCTCAACAGGAACATATGGTAAATTTAAATCATATCATGATGAATTTGAAGAAGAAAGGCATCTTAAAAAATTAGAATCTGCATCAATCAAAGACTTATTAGTTAAAAACATGATGTCTATTACTGTACCAGGCACTGCATTCTTTCTTGGCAAAGCGGCAGTAGGTGATACAGTAAACTTAAGTATTGTCAATGATAATTTAGAAGTTGGTAAACAGTCAAATGCAGATGATATGCTTGATAAAAATAAATCGGGTAAACATCTAATTTATGACTTGCGACACACATTTAGAGGTACAGAACACGAAGTTACAATGAACGTTTGTAAATTAGAAAGAGAATCATGAAAGAACAATTTTTAAATCCAGTACCTTTTGAATATTATGGAGACAATGTTCGTTGGTTTATTGCAACTGTCATAGATGCATCGCCACCATTTGGATTTGAAGGGCGAGTAAAGATAAGAATTCATGGTTTGCATTCAGAAGAAACATATTTGTTACCACAACAAGATTTACCTTGGGCACAATGTGTTCTTCCTACAACAGAAGGTGGTATTTCTGGTATAGGTAAATCACCAAAAATACAAGCAAATTCATTAGTCTTTGGTATGTTCATGGATGGTAATCACTCACAGACTCCAATTGTTTTAGGTTCTTTACCACACTTAGAGTTTCCTACACTAATACAAAACAATCAAGTATTAGAAGATATTGGTGATGATAGTAAACCCGAAGGTATATTTGGTAAACTAGCGAGTGCATTTAGACCAATAGATACAGGTATAGAAAACGATAATACAGAAAGTAATCCAAGAAAGTTGCGTAGAGTGACTAGAGACAAAAGAGTACAACATTCAGTACAGTTTTTATTAAATTTAGGTTATACAGAAAATCAAGCAATTGCAATTACATCTGGTTTGTTCATTTCATCTAGAATGGTTACTGGTCAGACTGGAATTGCAGACTTTTCTAATATAAGATTTTCTAATCTAATCGCATTTAGTTCATCATTTAGAAAATTTACAACACAATTAGAGTTTGTTGTTTTTGAACTAAGAGGTGAAAAACAAAATGCGAATATAAAAATATTACAAACTGATAGTTTAGAAGGTACAAATTCTTTACCAGAGATTGTGACTAAATACTATTTAGAAAATAATACATCTGGTTTTAAAGATGAAGTAGAGGCAAAAGCATTGGATATTAAGGAGAGTATTGGTGGGTAGAGAAACTAAGGCAAAAATTAATGCTCGATTAAAAAGATTAAGAGAAGAAGATAAAGAGCAAGAATATATTAAAGTAAATTTGCCAAAAGCAAGTGACCAACTTCGTGCTAAATTAGATACAACTATTGGTAGAGATTTAACAGAGATTGGTGGTATAAAACCTTTAGATATAGTACAAAACGCAAAGGGTGATGTCATACAAGGTGAAGGTGTTGCTCTTATTACTGAAAATTTGCCTAGTATTGGTGGTGCTAATGACCCTACAGCAATTACACTACCATATTCTGCTGGTAGTTTAACGACTAATTTTGGTGGTTCTGATTCTGGTTTTAATTCATCGTTTAATGTTAGTGCAACAAAAACTGGTGGAACAACTGCTCAACCTATTTCTACAATATTAGGCGACATAACAGGTGCACCCGCTTTAAAATTATCTTTACCTAAACTTAATTTAAACATTGCCGGTGGTGGTAGTCCCACAAGTATAGCAGAAGGTATTGATGGTGCAGTTGCAAAAGCAAGTGCTAAAGCATCATCAATCGCAGATGCCGCCAGTGGTATTGCATCTGCTCAAGAACTAACTGAAATAGGAAATGTTACACAAAACCTGAATGCCGCTGGTGCCGCAGAAGCAATAACTAAATTAATATCTGGCATACCCGATTTAAAAACTACAATTAATCCAGAAGATGTTTTGGGTAACGTTGAAAATCAAACGGGTGTAGTGGCACTTCAAGCAAAGGCAAAAGTTACTAAACTAAAACTTGCATCTTTTCCTAGTGTTGCAGGTTTTGTTGGTAAAATTAAAGACTTAGCAGGAGATATAGGTGAACTTGTTGATAAAGCAACAGACGCCATAGCAACTGTAGTAGCAACAATTGCCACAGGTTTAGATGGTGTATTGCAAAACATTACAGAAAAGATAACATTAAATACAGAAAATAAAGTAAAAGGTATTACTGGCGGTGCAGTAGAAAGTGCAGTATTACAAGGTATCACAGAAGACGTAGCAAAGAAAACACCAGAAGGTGATGCAAGTGCAATTAAGTCAATACTTGGAAAGGCAGATATTGGTGGTGCTATGAAAAGTATTGTAGACAAAGTTAAAGGTATTAAATTTACAAGTCCTTTAGAACTTAAAAATAAAATACAAGATGAAGCAGAAAAAGAAGGTGTGCCTAAAGATGAAATAGATACTACAACAAGTACAATTGACAGAGCAGATACAGAAATAAAATCATTAAATACTACAATCGCTGGTCAAATGGTGTTAAATAAAGATTTTTATCGTATGCCAAAACGTGTCGGTGATGAAATTAAAATATGGTCAGGCAGAAATAGTGGTGATGAAGTGTTTACTTATGTATCTTCTGTTGAAGAATTGAATTCAGAAATACACGCAATTTCAAGACCACTATCAGAAGTAGTAATTCATGCGACTGAAACTCCAACTGACAAAGACATAGGTGCAATAGAGATAAATAATATACAATCGCAGTTAGGACATGATGGTATTGGTTATCACTATGTCATACGAAGAGACGGAAGATTACAAAGAGGCAGACCGCCAGACAGAGTTGGTGACCATACATCTGTAAATGGACACAATAAATTTTCTCTTGGTATCGTGCTTGTTGGTGGTATAAATGTTGCGACTGGTGATGTAGATGCACTTGGTAACAGGTCATCATCTTCATTTACAAGAGAGCAGTATACAACACTTGAAAGATTTTTACAAGCATTTTATAGTAGATATCCAGGTGCTAACGTATTTGGACACAATGATTTAGATATAGATGAAGAAGACCCTTACTTTGACGTGCAAGAATATGTCGAGACAGTATTTAGAAAACAATTAAATGGTATAGGAGACCCACTAAACGAAGGACCAGTTGACCCAACAAAAGACCTTCTTAATATAGCATTAAAAATATTAAAGGTACCAAAATGATTTATGCAAATGAATATGGCACAGTAGACTTGTTATCAGAACAATTTTTACAATCACTGAAACGTGATGAAGGCATTATTGGAGTAAAACTATCAGGTGGTGCTGATACGGCATTACTATTGCATTTACTTGCAAAAGAAATATCAGAAAGAAAATTAAAGTTTAGTATCTTACCATATACTTTTAATGATAAACCAGATAGATTTATTGTTGCTCAAAACATTATTCATGAAGTTGCAAAAACATTTCCAAAAGTTAAATTTGAAAAACACCAGTATGATGAAATATCACCACCATATAGAAAAGTATTTGATAAATGGGCACTTAAATTAACAAGGCAATATGACATTGTTTTCTTTACAAATGGTGTGAATTTACCAGCGCCAGAAGAAGCAATCACTATAAACAAAGAGTTAGCAAAGTTTGTTGGAACACGAGAAGCACCAAGAAACTATGATACTCAAGACTTAGAACGAATTGGAATACAAGACATACCAGAGTATTCGCCATTTAAAGATGTTGATAAAAGATTTACTGCTCAAGTATATGAAGATTTGTTTTTATTGGAAACTTTATTTCCATTGACTAGGTCATGTTTAGGAAGTGCAGAAGTTACTGACTATCATGAAAAACCTTGTAAGATGTGCTACTGGTGTGAAGAGAAGTATTGGGCATTCGGACAATACGATGAAGTAGGATAATTAGATGACAACTAAAAAAGATAATTTTAAATTAAGAAGACAAAAACTAGGAACTGGTTTAGAAGAAAGTCTTGGTGTGCCTAGAGATGGTTTTCAAGACCCAACGGGTGAGTTTCCAAAAAGAGAGTATAATTTTGGGTCATCAATAAATCATGCGGCAAGAGGTATTAAAATTAATAATCTCTATACTAGTGGTGGAGATATTGGTGTATCACTTAACATTGCAGACCAAAGACCTTCTGAGTTTCCTTTCAACCAAGTAGATGAAACTACATCTGGACATGTTGTTGAATATGATGATACACCTGGGGGTGAAAGAATCTTAATTAAACATAGAACTGGTGCTGGTGTAGAAATGAGAGCAGACGGAAGTGTTATCGTTTCTTCGACAAATAACAGAATCGAAGTTACAGGTGGTGACCAAACAACTATAGTCGAAGGTGCTGGTAATCTAGTTTATAAAGGTAATCTTAATTTAGTAGTCACAG